TGATCATTATATTACGAATTTCAGCCATCATCAATGTTGTTAGTGGATAGTAAATAAGTGGTTTATCATAAACAGGCAATAATTGTTTTGATAATACTTCAGTGCATGGGTATAAACGAGTTCCCATACCACCAGCAAGAATAATTCCCTTACGCATTATACCACTCCAGAGTTTTAGTTAATCCATCAATAATCTTTGTTTTCGCAAACCATCCAAGTTCCTTGAAGATTTTATCTGAATTCATTGCATAACGAAAGTCATGTCCCTTTCGGTCGGAAACATAATTAATCCAACTCTGATACATGTTCACTGGCTTACCCATTATATCTAGAATTAGAGTAACCATTTCAAGATTACTCATCTCATGACCGCCGCCAATATTATATCGTTCTCCTCGCTTAAAATTTTGTCCAATCGTAAACAACGCTTCGCAGTGATCGTCCACAAAGATCCAATCACGAACATTCTGACCTGTTCCGTAAACAGGAATTGGTGTGTTGTTTTTAATATTACGAATTACAGTTGGAATAAACTTTTCACGATGTTGTCGCGGACCGTAGTTATTTGAACAATTAGTTAAGACTGCATCAATACCATGTGTGTTGACATAGGCACGAACAAGATGATCGCTGGCTGCTTTTGTAGCGGAATATGGATTACGAGGATTGTATGGAGTATTCTCAGTGAACGGTGGATCATCGTGAGAAAGCGATCCAAAAACTTCATCAGTAGAAATGTGGACAAGTTTACCACCATGTTTCTTTATACACTTTAGAATGTTGTGAGTTCCCACAACATTAGTGCTGACAAAGTCATCGTCACCCCTAATAGAGTTATCAACGTGAGACTCAGCAGCAAAGTGAAACGTAATTTCTGGCTGATAGTCTTGGTATAAATGATCTACAGACTCAAGATTGCGAATGTCGACTTTCTCGACATTCAGTCTCCAATCTTCCCGAAAACCATTTAGATTTGATTCATTCGCAGCATATGAATGATTGTCAAGAACAACAATCTCATCGCTAGGATATTTTTTCAGGTGAGAGATTACAAAATTAGAACCAATAAATCCCAAACCGCCAGTCACAAATGTAGTCATAAAGCCTCAATTAGATTTAGCAATAACAAATCTTCCTGAATGTTCTGCTGAAGATGATGCGTATTCGATAAATGAACGCATGATATTGTCAGCAGTTTTTTTACCCTTTGGTGTTTTCTTAAGCGTTTTAAAATAATTAACTAACATCTTATTTATGACGTCTGTAAAGTCTTTACTATACCTCTCGCGAATCTCGTCATATTTTTTTCTATCTTTACCTTTTAAAGATTCAATTTCTTTTTTCTTTTTGGCAAAAATATCTTTTTGATTTTTAAACTCTTCGGAGAACTTTAAAGCAAACGCTTTATCATGAATACCAATAGTTTTTGGTATTTGTTCTCCTGATACTGATCCACCACGTGCAGTTCGAAGAATGATTTCTCCCTTATACGCTGGCGTTGATGGATCATGGCGGAAACGCATTTCAGATTTACCATTATCCAGATAAATTCTCAAATAGCGATCACGCTCTTCAACTCCTTTTAAAAAATACTCTCCGAGTTCTTTCTCTGTTTTAGATCTATCAAAATTGACTTTTTTTAGAATTACATCTTTCTCAGCCATCTTCAATGATAGTGGCAGCAGATCACCTGAATCGATAAGTTTAACTAAAAGCATATTCAATTCAGCAAAAGTAATTTTTGCATTTCTAGCATTCTCTATAATCTTTTTCTCAGCAACGCTAGAAGCAAAATATATGTCTGCAGAATTCCAACGATTAATATCACCAAACGGAAGTAATCTTGGATTATTAGATTCTTCTAGTATTTTATTTGCTGACATGAACATCTTTTCGATATTCTTCATGATGATGCTATCACCTCTTGCATAGAAGATATCGCTCCATCGAATTTTTTTAATTTTGCTAAAATTATTATTGATTTCTTGAATATCAACAACTAACTTTTTTGCAATTAAAACTGAAGATTTATACCAATCATCAGAAGTCTTTAAGAATGCTTCGATCTCTTTTAGTGTTACGGGAGTTCGAACTTGATTTTTATATGACTCATTAATGATTACATTAATGTTCTTTCCAATCTGAGATGATACTGGATAGTTAGTATAGAAATCTTTATACGTTGGAAATTTCTTTAAATCAAAGTTCTTCGAAACTTCTCTTTCTCCAAGAAAGTCAGCAATTGCGCAGAACAGAGCCTGTGACGCTTCTTGTAATGCTGTCTTGTCTGCCATTTTTATAAACCTTCTTAAGAAATTTTTGCCAAACTTTTGGATCTTGAGTTCGAAACGTCTTTCGATACATAAAGATTGCTTCTGAATCTCTCCAGCTAATTTTATGTGCCTTTCGCAGTTTATTTATATCTAGTTTCTCAGCCTGAGTTTCGTAGGCATGAGCATCCAGTTCATCTGGATTCCCATAATACATTGCCTTTAATTTGTTTTGTTTATGTTTCGGTTTGTATTCTTTCTGTAAAAGAAGCGGACGCTGTCTTTGTTGATATTTATGGCGATACTCGTGATGTATTGCTCTAATAATCTTTACAGCAAGATTATGAGCACCCTGTTCAGTGATAATTGCTTTCCGAGAATCTTTCGGAAAAGACAATTGAATGTAGATATGTTCAGGGATATAATTTGAGATACGACCGCAATAATGACCACTGATGATTACATTATGATCTGGATAATATCCGCTCTCGTATCTTTCGGAAGAGAAGGTCACAATATTATTCTTGAATGCTTTTTTCAGACCACGAATGATAGAGGGAATGTGTTTCTTTCCTACCCAATTTTGAGCAAGAGCATATATCTTCTTTTCGATTCGTTGTAATTTCATTACACTTTCAGATTCTTAAACTTATCGTTGGATTTTTTATCGCGATCAAAAACTGGTTTAGATTCTGTTTCTTTCATTACAGCATCTTGCACCTTCTGCTCAAGGTCATACAATTTCATTTTGCTACGATCCACACCAATTGTAAATCGTTTGTGAACATTCAGATCATTATATCGATTTTTCAATTGCTTTACAAGAATTCGATTCAGTTGTTGCAACTCATCAGTACTAACAAGAGCGAACATTAAATCAGCAGTAGCAGGTAGACCAAAACTCTCACTAGTGTCTTCAAGTCCAGGATCAGAGTTACTAAATCCCGACCGAGTTGTTTGAGTCGCTGAAACAATGGGAAGATTATTTTCTACCGCAAGACCGCGCAATTCCTCTGCAATAGCCTTGATATAAGTGTAACTATTAACATTTGCGCCAGCCTTAATTCTTGCTGATGCACAAATATTTAGATAGTCAACAAAGATAATGTCTGGACGGAAGTTTTTCTTCAGTGCAAGATCATTAATCAATGCACGAAAGTGAGAAGGATTTGCAGAGGCAGTTGGATATTCTTTAATAATTAATCTGCCTTTGACTCTCTCTTTAAGTTTATTCATGCGTTTCTCATACATTTCTTTCGGCATATTCATAAGATCTTCAAGAGAAACATTGAGAAGATTCGCGTCGATTCTTTCGGCGATCTTCTCTTCAGACATTTCTAGTGTAATATAAAGAACATTATAGTTTTGTGTCAGGCAAGAAGCAGCCACATGACACATGAAAAGAGACTTGCCGATGCCAGTACCTGCAAGAGCAATATTAAGGGTCTTTTGCGGAAGACCTCCTTTAGTGATCTTGTTGAAATATTCAAGATCAAAGGAGATTCTTTTTTCAATACGATGATAAAATTCATAGCGATCAGCGTAATTATTTAAAAAGTCATGACCAATGTTAGGATCGAAACTAATGCCCAGAGCATTAGACAAAAGAGTAGGAATGCTTCCTTTGCCACGTGTTTGATCTTTACCATCCAGAATCTGAATGGAGTCCATGATGGCATTGTAAATCGCTTTTTCTTGACAGAACTTTTCCGTTGTATCAAGTAGCCAGTCAAGTTGTTGTTCTGTTTTGTAAATGGATATTTCCTTCAGCAATTCCAATGACTTATTTAACTCAACTTCAGTAAGTTTAGTCGATTCTTTAAGACTGATTTCTAGTGCTGCTGGCGGTGGTAGACTGTTGTACTTTAGAATGAAATGTTTTATTTCTTCAAACAGTTTTCTTTCGTGGCTTTCTGTCAGATACTCGCTCTTCAGAAACGGCAATGCTTTTCTCATAAATGCTTCGTTTCGAATTAGATTCGAAAAGATTAGTGTTTCTGTTCTCATTCATTTCTCTTTTGTCATTTTCAATCGCTCCATGTAGTATACTACGTACTACGTCCCGTGTAAAGCGTTCGAAACTTTTGGATTTTAAATTGTGATTATTTACATTAGATATAATATCATGATCAAATGTTAATAGCCTCGTATCATCACTAACCTGCAAATTCGAAAACTTAACAATTACACCATCATATTTTTTTAGATACTTGACATCGAATGTATTGCCACTATCTCCTAAATCAAGAAGGAATGTGTAATGTTTGTTAATTTTAGTAAAGTTCTTAGCATACCAAAATTCAATCTTGGCGAGCAAATCTTGAATTTTATCCTTGATCGTCATTTTCAATCTCCATCACTAAATCATTAACAATGGCTGAACTAAATCGATAATTATCACACACCCACTCTTTAAATGTCTCATCAGCAAGAATACTATCCCAAAACTCTGATGAATCAGTATCAGCCATACGCCACTTCTTACTTTCGATTTCACCAGTTTTTGTATTTACACGAGAATACCAGCCATTACTTGGTTTTGTTACATGACCAGAATCAAGTGCCATATTCAAAAGACCACTGTACTTACTAATTCCACCATCGAAACGAACTGTGACGGGGATTTTCGATTTTTCTATAACATAACGTGATTTCTCAACATTAATAATGTATGAATAGCCAACTAGATCGGCACCATCTTTTTCTTGTTGACGACCAATAATGTAGATATTGTCTGCTGAGTAATAAGAACCTGTTCCACCACCGACAATATCTCTGGGATACAGACCTATCTCTTTATAGGTGTGATTTACTACGACCATCGGAATGTCTTTTAGTGTAAGGTGTGGTGTCACCATACGAAACAGGGATTTTATTTGTTTTGCGCGAGTCATATCACCAACAGACTTTTGCTCAAGCGCATCTTCAATTTCTTTCTTTGAAGCAAGATTACCGATTGAATCAATTAAAATCATAATGTGATCGCCACGTTCAATATTAGCCAACTGTTTCATAATGTCAAATTTTAATTGTTCAATATCTGTCACCGGAGTATGAACGACTCGTTCTTTGTCAATACCAAAATTTTGAAAATATGATTGCGGTGTACCGAACTCAGAATCATAGAAAAGAACAATTGCTTCAGGATACTTGTCCTGATAGGCTTTTGCCATGATCAAACTGAAAGCAGTCTTGAAGTGTTTACTCGGACCAGCCCACATGGTGATACCAGGAGTAAATCCACCGTCAAGAGAACCAGAAAGCGCAATGTTTACAGCAGGAATGTTTGTTTGAACCAAATCTTTCTTTTCAAAGAAGATTGAACGAGAAAGAATTGCGGTATCTTTAATTGTAGAATTTTTCTTAAGTTTGTCGATTAGGCTCATTGTATTCTCCATGTATACAATATATGTATTGTATGCTATTTTATGTAAAAAAGCAATCTAGTGTTGCAACTTTTTCGGTCTGCCAATCGATTGCAGAAAGAATGATGCTCAGTGGTTCAATAAATGATTTTTTAAATTGTAAATCATAGTCAACATATTGTTCAGCATCAAGTTGTTTCGGCAAACCAGATAAGAATGCAAGAGTGTTATTATTGAATAAGTTTGGCTGTTTAAGATAGATAAACTTTATCTTCTCGCCTTCTTGAATTAATTGAAATCGTTTAGTGAGATTAAGTTCATGTAAAAAGTGATTGTAAACCAATGCACCCTTTACATGAATTGGTGTGCCTTTCTTAAAGATACTATTGCTATCAGAATATTCAGACAATCCATTGACGCTACGTGGAAACGCAATATCTTCAATTGGCAATCTTTTGAAATCTTTTCGAAATTTCTCAATAAAATTGTGAAGGTCATTTTGTGATTGATTCATGATAATGCTAATCGCTTCTCTAATTTTTGTGCGACAGGCGGATGGAGTTGACGATTTAACAGCCTCAAGACCCATAATTTTGAGTTTTGGTTTTGCGTAAGCCACACCTTCACTATCATACACATTTAAGATATAACGCTTTTTTGCAGTCCAAATAGTTTTGTCGGCAAGAGACTCACGCTTCATTTCCATGCGTTGTTGGTATGCGTTTACATATTCTTTGAGTTCTTCATAGGACTTATCAATAAACGGTTGAATCTTTTCTTCGCAGATCTTGTCCATGAAACAAATAACTTTTTTTGTATTAGTTGTATCTGAAAAGAACTTATCTACAATCGGTTCAAGATTTAGATAAATTGAGTCTGTATCAGAGGCAATGACATAATCTTCATTGCCTGTTTTTAACAACGAATTCATATACTCATTAATCTTTTGTTCAATCCAGCGAATTGACAATTGACCTGCGGTGGTAATGCCTTCTGCGATACGAATATCAAAGAAGCGAAAATATTGATTACCCAGTGCACCGTAAGCGGAGTTCAGTGTGACCTTTTTAGCCAACTGAAGATTATTATATCGCGAGATCTGATTTTCAAGATACTTAATCTGATTCTTATCCTCAAGAACTGTTTCAATCTTTTTTTTGGCTTCGAGAGCAAGTTTCTTATAACGAGTGCGATCTTTATACATACTGTCCATGATTTCAGGCATTACACCCTGCTCGTTAATGCTAAACATTTGACCATTCGGCGTCAGCGTTACATTCATCTCTTTAAGTTCACTGGTATCTATTTGCTGATTAAGCAGCGTATCGACATTGATTCGTTTGTTGCCAATAAATTG